TCTGCTAACAGTGCATGTTTCTGTATGGCAGCTCTTGTTTCATGTAAAGCGTTAAATTCAGTTTCCCATGGCGGTAATAAAATTAATTATTCTGTTTTCCACTGATATTTTTTAGTTTTACCTAAACTTCTTATCGATTCTTACCTGTTCCCATCCAGGAATTTTTTGAAAAAAAATAGTGAGGACCCGAAAATTCGGATCCTCACTTATGGTTGAATCGTTAATCGGGAACCTAATCGGGAACCTAATCAGTTAAACCACCAAGTTGCTCAATCTGATCAATCTCCTCATCCTCTGCATCATAATGCTCATCATATATCGCTCTTTCTAAACGACGTCTCCAACGACGCTCTAGAGCATGAAATTCACTACTGCTATGACTATCAAGACTATTAGGACTAATACTGTAAAATTCGTCTTCTGCAACCTCATGCAATATCAACTCTGCCAACGCATACCGTATCAAGGACGGTTTGTTAGCTTCTATCCTTATCAACTTCTGATTTGGATACACTGATGCTGTAGGGAGTTTACAACGTTTATTTTCAATTAATATTGTATAATCGTCAGGTATATCAATAATTTTCAATAGTTGATTTAAAGCAGATTTCACGGTTTCATACCCCCCATTTTCACCGGCCGGCTCATAGGCCAACCGATACGGTTCTCAACGAACTCTAATCCATCCTCACCAATCAGACAAACCATATAACCAGGAATACCAGGTTTATACTCTGATTCCTGAGCATAACTGTCTATGTATGCCATAAAACTTCCATTAATGGCGAAGCGTCGTAGTTTGTCACCATCGGGGCCGTGGATAATATTATCCCACTTTAAGAGGCCGTGCACGTGGCCGTACATATACCCATCCGCCTCATAGATTGCAGCGAGCTTCTCCACGGCGTTTATTTTACCCCCCATCGTAGAGGCACCGCTTCGTCCATGGGTTACTAAAAGAGTGTAACTCTGCCCTGTGGGTAAATGGAAAGTATGAAGACTATGACTGAGTAATCTAGGTATTTCTAGGTGTTTGCAGAGCATATCCACCACATCCACACCCTCGCTCTTTGAAGTACGTGCTTCATGATTACCCCTCGACAATCCAACACATTTCCGTCGTATAGGCCGTAAAATATCAATCAATTCTAATAATTGGTCGTTAGGTGGGGATTCCTGTTCATACACCCCTTCACCAACGCTGGTTCGTGTGTTGTTTTCGATGAGGTCTCCGTGACCTATCCATCGTGTATGGTTTGTTCGTCGTATTTTGTCGACGACATCGAGGAAGGCGTCGTTTAGGTGTGTTTTGGCTCCCAGGTGCACGTCGCTTAGCTGGTAGATTTGTAAGCGTCGGTGTTTTCGTCCGTGTTTACGTAATGCGGGGTAGTGTTCTACCCTGAATAGTCTTTCAAGTGCCATTTTCTTACTTATTCCCCCTTAAAATAACTTTTTTTTAAATATCAAACCTCGTTCACCACCCCATCAGTACAATAGGGGCATGGCCGTGTTTCTTCGTATAATTTGCTGTCAGCGAGTCGGTTGAACTTACGGATACGGATGGGTAAGAACCCCGTGCCATTACAGACAGTGCAAATATGCGCATTACCCATCCCAGACAATCTCCATTTAAAATTAATCTTATTTTGATATTACTATAACAGAAGCCACGCTAACCTGACGTATCTTGTTTAAAAGGTCAGTAGTGGTCGTAACCCCGAAATCACCATACCAAAACATTTATTTACTTTAAAATACAAAATAATAATGATGTAGGGGTGTTCTTTAACTCTACCGGTCCAGTCTGGAGATTAATATCGCTGACATGTTGGTTTCATTTTTACACCATTTTTCTTTAAACGATTACTAATTGTCCCTTTACTACTTTTCATCATTTTGGCAATTTTACGTGTAGATAAATTTTTTTCAGTATATAAATAACAAATTTCTTCATCGTCTAAATCATCACGATAACATGGATTATTTTTACCTGCTATTTTTTTAGAGTAATCTGGACGTTTTTTACCATAAAAAGGATGGTTCTCATCTTTATTAGCTTCACTTATTTTCTTTTTAGTTTCCTCAGATTTGGGGATGCCTTTAAGAGATTCACTGATTTTTTGTCGATGCTCTTTAGAAAATTTTTTACCACGTTTTGCTTCTGATATTTTACGCCGGGTTTCTTTAGAAAATATTCTATTTTTATTAGCTTCAGCTAATTTTCGACAATGTTCCTTAGAATGTTTCTTACCTTTAAGTGCCTCTGACATTTTCCTTTTACTCTCTTCAGAATGCCGTCCATTAAACCCACCAGATTTTAAATTATACCCATTATTACGGTTTGTAGAATCAAATAAATCAATATAAAAAATTTCCAAGGTATTTAAAAGATCCATATCTTCTGTTTCGGCTACTATGGCCCAAGTAAAAGAATCAAACCCGTATTTTCTGATAGCATTATAAAAATAGTTACAATTGTTTACCCTGTTTTTAGCATCAGATTTATGTTCTAACTTTCTTTCTTCAAGTGTTCGAGTAGTTACACCCACATAAATTTTACCCTTGCTATCAGTTGCTGTATAAATAATTCCCATTTTATCAGTTCCCTATTGAGTTATTGGAATTATTTATCTATTTTATAGTATATATAGTTATGTAGTTAAATAGTTTAAATAAAAGTTTATATGTTCTCAACTTCATATATAGAAACATGACTGAAGAATCTTTAAATGTCAACGTTCCTAAAGAACTCTTAGAAGAATTCAGAGAACAAGCGACTAAGAAATTCGGATATAAACGTGGCCACATTAAAAGTGCCACAATCGAAGCCATCCAAGACTGGATCAATAAAGAAAAATAATGCCCTTACAGTGAGAACATTATTTTGATATAACAATGACTGAGGGGACATTCACTTTTCTAATTCTCTCTCTCAAATCTGTGAGTGTAGTACTTCTAAATCCACTGTTACTTGGATCACCCAGCTCTACTAAGCCTTTTTCGAGTTGGATTCCACATAAGAGTACGTAATGCTGTCCTCCTGGTGTTAACCAAGATGCAACACGTAGAATCACTGGAAAACCTCTTTTTAAATAGTTTCTGAGTGTTTCCCAATCCTTGAATGTTTCGTTTCGTGCTTTTAACCCTTTACCAAGGTTATTAACCGTGTTTACTATTCCTTCTATACTTGTTCCAATGTCCTTTTTAGCTCCGGTTAGCGTAATCAATGTTGATTCACTGTAATTCAAACCATAAACACTAAGTGCCATCTTCAACGAGGAAGGACCGCAGGTATAATTCCAGTCCTGGCTGTCACGGGTATAAACAATCCGTGCCCAGCCCGTAGACCCGATATTCCCAGATGTGGTGTTATAATAAGCCAAAGCTGTTAAGGTAACGATTCCCAGGATTTTATCCTGTTTCAAACCCTTAAGACTTTGTAATTTCAATATAACCTTATCTGTGACGGGTCCATCAACACCATCCACAGCTAGATTAACACCAATGGCAAGCTTACTAATCCCTTTACGGTTTAAATCTTCTTGTATAACCTTTTTAATTTCTTTATACGTTTGAGGGCCAGGCTTACCATCATCAACTAT